CTATAACACTTTACATGCGTAGTCGTATAGCTTTTCGGTTGTTCCCAACCTTAAATTATCAACATCACGCTTACCAGTTCTTAAGGACGACATAACCGTTTGGCTTAACCCTGTATCTTTGAAAACTTGATACCCTGTTATATCACTCTCGATCAATTCAATTATTTTTAATTTGTAGTCACTCATATTATCTACGTCCATTCTTTTTATATAAATAATAAAAATGCGTTTTTCTTCCTATGAATAGTAACAATGGTAGGCTTAATATAAACAATGATAAATACATTTGTCCTGTCATAATTGAAAACCTCCAAAATTTATTATATACTTCAAGTGTAGGGAGGAGCCCTAAGGCTCCAGTTGATTACTTGTCTTAATTATCTTTAGTGATGTTTAGATAATTTAGATGCCATATTCTTAGTTGTTTTATAAGCGCTGGAAGAACTAGTATCAGTAATGATATCGGTTGTTCTAGCGCTTTTTCTATCAAGTAAACCAAGGTTTTAACCTCCCTTCACTTGAAGTTCGTAAGTCATTAACTAACTTACAAATACAATTATACTACACATTAAGAAAGCATCCAACTATTTTTTTCTTTTTTTTGGTTTATTTTGTGTAAATATTTTGGTATGATTGTGTAGTTCATCTTTATATTTTAAGGTGAACTTAAAAAATCATTCCTTTCTGTGATATTTAAACTGCAATGCGCTATCTTGTCTTTTCTCGGTACAAGATAGCGCTCTTTTTTTGTATTGTAAAACTCTCACATAAAAAAAAGGCGTCCACAAAATGGACACCCTAAATGTAAAAAAGTTTTGGTTTTATGTTTATTAATATATCATATTTTTAAAAAAAAGACAGTCACGAGGACTGCCTTCTACAAAGTATATAACAAAGAATGAGGCGAAACTGCCAATATTTTTTGGGAAAATATCCCACAACAATAATTTAACATTTATTTCTACCCAATGAAACCTTAACACTATTTTTCATACAAAAAAAGAGGTAGTCACTAGGACTACCCTGAAAGGAAAAAGAAAAGTAAGGTTCTTACGAAAAATAATTCTTATAACTAAACAAGTTGGATTCTCATCCACGAGTAATATAACATATTATTTCTAATTAATGAAACCCTAATACTATTTTTTACACAAAAAAAGAGGTAGTCCCCACGACTACCTCTAAATAGAGAAAAAAATATGAATATAAAATATCTTATAACTAAACTGGATTGAAATCCATAGATAGCATAACATATTATTTCCACTTAATGGAACCTTTTTTAACTAATCGTTCCCCATAAGTCACCTAATCCTTGATTAGGAGGCGCTACGCCATTCCATTCTCTAATTGGTAAATAATAGCGTTGTCCTTCCCAATCGTAACCAACCCATACATGCTCATCTTGTAATATCACTTCATCATAATCACAATACCCTCCTGGTTGGAAATCATAAGCATATGGACAGCTTCTAAACGGTCCTACTGTTCTGACAGCAATTGGTTGATTACCATTAGTGAATCTTGCTTTCTCACTCATATACCATGAACCATAACTGTTGCGTTTCCACGCACCTGCTACAGTTGATTTAGTATTACTAGATGCGCTTGTCCCTTTAACTACAGTTGCTACAGGAATATCCCCGTTCATATAGCTACGAATCTGTTTAATAAAGTAATCCTTTAATTTCAGTTGCTTGTTTTTAGGTAGTAAGCCTTGAGTAACTGGGTCAAAACCAGTATGAAGTTCTGAGCTTCTGTGTGGGCATGATGTACTAACGAATTCACAATGTAGTCTTATAGTATTTCTGTTAGCAGGTAGACCCCATTTTTTTAATAGTCTAGCACATTCTTGGAATGCCGCTTGTTCATTTTGTAAGAATGTTTTATCATCTGCACCAATAGACTGACAAACTTCAACGCCATAAAAGCTTTTGTTTCCGCTTTGATTAGCCGTATGCCAACCGATTTGTGATTCATCTAATGCTTGCCATACAGTATTACCACTTATATAACTATGCGCAATGCCTGCTTCAAGTCTCGATAATGGTGCATTAACCAAACCATTTCTATAAGCTTCCGCAGTAGCTTCTATACTACCGGCATCATTGTGTATAACTATACCTTTGGGATTGTGGCCACGCTTGGGTAAGTTGTACCCCGTAACATAATCTTGAATATATTTTAATTTTCTAGCTTTACGTTTTTTCTTTACTGTTACTTTTTTCTTCTCAAGCGTTGGTGATTGTGTTGAACGTGATTGTGTTTTAGTTTTATATTTCGGACGTATAAACCACATAGGAAAATCATAGTTGTGGACAATACGTTGTGCAATTTCTGTTTTAGCTAGTCCACCGCCATACCAATTTTGATCTAATGAGACGAACGAATTGTAACTACCATCATGGTTTCCATCTAACACAATAGCAACATGTCCATAACCACCACCATAATTACGGTTAAATATAACTACATCACCTGGTTTAGCTTTAAACTCGGGTGTATTTTGGTAAACGGTTGCTTCACCTTTAAAATCATTAACATTAGGAATGTCTGCAGCACCTTCGCCTTTTAAACCATGCCCGAATAATTTATACCAGTACATATTGGCTAAATCAACACATTGCCAGCCATAAACACCATCAAAATCCCAACCTTTCCCCTCTAAATTGTAAATATAATCAATCGCTTCTTTTTCTGTTAAATTTGCAACCATTATTTAACCTCCTCATGCAGTCTTGATTGACCACGCGTTAATGTTTCATCTTTTTCATGTTCTGCTACATCCCATTCGATTTCATCGCTATCATCAGAAAACGGTTCAGATGTATCATGTTCTTCAAAATGTTTTTTATTAATTTCTGGTGTTAGTTCACTTACATCATCTTGATGAGTTTGCCATTGTACAAATTCATTAGGGTTATCACTATCACGTGGTTTAGAATAACTGTGTACAATACCACTATCTTTTACACCTTTCGAAGTCGGATCTACAATAACGCCTAGTCCTGCTAAAATAGTTAATATTGTTCCTATTAATCCACTCGCTTGTTCTAATTGAGAAGTTAAATCAAGTCCAAATAATTCAGTCACTTGTTTAATAAAAAGTAGTAATGCACCAACTAAGCCTGTTAAAACTGTTTTATTTTTTAATCTTAATTTCCAATTCATCAAAAAACTCCTTTTGAGTAAAATAAAAAGCCGACATTATGTCGACTTTACTTTTCACCTTTATATTGTTTATATTCGCAATCTTCACTATCACTCAATTTTTGCTTTACTTTTCTTACTTGCATGTATTCATGTCTATTACTAGCTCTATATACTTGTCTGAAACAATAATAACTTACAAACATAAATAATCCTGCCCCAATGTTAGGGTAAGTAAAAACATAAGTAACAGCTATTAAAGCGAAAAACAAACCTACAATTCCATTTATAAACATTTCTGCTACATAGTGTTTTATGAACAGTGTTATGACATATAAAATGATTAAGGTTAAACTTGTAAATTCCCAAGCGTCTTGTGATTCCATGACCCTTTGTAGAGCCTTGTACAAGTCTGAATGTTCTGCCTCAAATAAACGGGGTGTAAAGAATAATGTTACATAAAAATATAAAAGATACATAATACTTATATTTTCAATCGTACTTGTTTTTCTCATTTCAACACCTCAATATAACCCTATCTGTTTCAGAACAAACGCAACTATCCCACCAATACTAGCTGTTAACACACCACCAATTGATGCATTTTTTACCGTTTTTCGTGTATCGCTTTGTTGTTCTGTCATGATATTTATTTTTTTATCTAATGTTTCGATATCTCTTCTAATTTCTTTCAAAGACATTCTTATCCCGACATCGGGATCATTCAAACTATTCTCTAACGCGTCACATTCATTTCTAAGTTTCTTAACGTTATTACTTAAATCTGTAAAAAGAATCCTCATATTTTGAGGTTCTTTTAAACTTTCGTTGTCGAATTGGTCTATCACATTGCTCCCACCTTATACATAATTAAAAGCCACAACCTATAAAAGATTGTGGCATAAACGTCATTAAACACTTTCTGTATCATCCACAAACGTTACATCTACAATTTGTTTAGCTACTTTAATTGTTAATAAAGTTTGAACGATACCGAATTCAAAGTTAAGTTTATTTAAACTATTTAATCGTGTTGCTAATTGTTGTGCTTTATTTAAATCATCAATCTTATATGCTTGAGATGGTATAGGAGTAGAAGAAAATTGACCTCTATAGTCTAGATTTAAAACTGCTTCACTACCATCTGGTGATACCTGTACCAAAATATAATTTTCTTTTCTATTTACTACTTCGTTTGCCATAATAAATTCCTCCTAATTTTTTGTATAAAAATAGTGCCAAAGATTACTCTTCTTCGGCACTTTCTGAATTTTGTTCTTGTATGATTGCTTTTAACATTGCGTTTTCTTGCGTTAGTCTTGCCACTTCCTGTGTAAGGTAATTAATTGTTAATTGTGGATTAGCTTGTAATCCTTGATTATTATTTTCCATTGATTTGTTCCTCCAGTTTCTCAACTTTTTCATTTAATTGTTGTATTGCTTTTAAAGCATAAGTTAATAATTCATTGGTATTTATACCATCACCTGTTACAAAAACATTTGGCGTTTTATAATCATCTCCAATTACTGGACCATGATGAATTATTTCTTGTTCATCCTCTTTATATTTATAACTATATAAATCTAAATCTTCTGCGATAGTTCTTAAAGCATCTGTTTTCCAAAGTGAAATGTCTTTTTTATACTCAGCTCTTGAAGCTTTTACAAAGTCACTTGCTACAACTGGTTTATATCCAATATCTCCACCGTTATACATTAAGTTATTAGTTACTCGTAATTCACCAGTAGAAACACCTAGATAAAAGTTATTACCAGTGTTAACACGTATAGTATTAGCTTGAATATCTTTACACTGCAAATCTTTATAATTAGTATTACCGCTATTGTAACCTTTGATGTCTGTGATTCTTAATTTGTCGTTAACACATGCGTATAAGTTATTTGTTTTCGTTGTCCAATCGCCATATAATCGATTTGCATAGAAACTACCACTACCGATATCACCTTGATTATTTGTAGCATATACAATAGGCTCATAATCACCATATGTTTCTGTTGGCATACCAGCTTTTCTAAATCTAATACCCGAACCTGCATTACCGTATCCAGGTATGTTTGTTTCGTTACTTATTTCTCCGAATAACAAAACACCATCGGTAAACTGTGCCGTGTCATTCTGTTTAATGTAGAATGAAAATTCATTAGCTCCAACACGACCGCCTGCCCATGGTCTTAAATAGATAGAGCCTTCCCATGTTTCTATATTGGTTGTAAAACGTGATCTAGTATATATACGACTTTGTTCAGCTTGTAGGAATACAACACCGTAGGTTGAACTTAATCTTACACCTCGTGATTTATCATTCATTAAATCATAATGAAATTCTAATGCACCGGCTTGTTCAGAACCAAGACCTCCACTCATCATTGTGGATAAACCTTTTTCCGTCATATACAGGTTATAGCCCGTATCTTCATTAGAACTCATAATATAACCGTTACGAATACCAACGGTTGCATTTGGTGTATCGGTTACTCCTGACCATGTTCGAGAATACTTTCCTCTAGATAAAATTTGGTTATTTCTAATCGTTAATGAATTTGTACTGTCGCCACCAACAATACCTAACTTGTTTACATTGATATCTAAACCTTCATTAGATAAGTTTATTCGGTTAATAACTTCATCTTTACCCACTTTATTATTTAAATTTTGAGTGACCACATTAAAATCTTTATTCACTGTGATATCGACTTTATCGCCTTTCAACTTGATACCGTCACTACCAATATTCATCAATTGAATGGCGCCATTTTCGTCGTATGTGAATGTCATACCTGTAGCAACATTGTTTGTGAAGTCCGATATTACTTTAGATAAAGTTTTCTTACTAGAGTTGAGTTCTTCTTTTGTAGCACGTTGTTGAATATCTTTACCGTTTTGACTGATAGAAGTGTTCATGTTGGTAAGTTTGGTGTCTGTTTCTTCCGGTGCTATATCATAATCAGTCGGAATAGTACCTTTTTCAAACTTAATTTTTGCATTTCTGATATCATCTAATGTCATATCCGTGTTATCAGAATATCTGAATAACATTTTAATTTTTTCCACACCGGTATCAAAGTTGTAATTCAGTGTATCTGATAGTGTTGAAAAACCACTACTTTTAATTAATGCATTATTCGCATCATACTGATAAATAGACACCTGTAATGTTTTATTAGCTATAGGTTTGTTGATTTTCATAATGTAATTATCAAGTGCAGTGATAGGTATGAAATTTATATTTCTTACTCTAGTTGTTGATGTACCTGCCGGATCACCTGTTGATGAAAAGAAAGTACCAAATTCTACATTGTCATTTGCTAAATAGTTTCTTCCGCCTACTTTTAAATTACGATACTCACTTAAACTCACTTTATCGCTAATTTGATTGCTTAATTGTAATCTTTCACTATCGGCACTATCCAGCCGTTGAACAATACCGTTTTGATCAGTTTGATAATCTATGCTTTTTACATAACTTTTCAACTGTTCTTCTGTATCCTCACGTGAAGCTTGAACGGCTTTCTCTATAACATCTGGTGTGCCGATCATATTGTTATTTTCATCAATAGTTAACCCAAATTTAGCAGCCACTTTATTCAATGCGTCATTAAATTTCTCATCAGTATATTGGGATTGAAGTAACTGCAATCGTTTATCTGCCGAAACTTGAGCGTCACGCATAGCTTTATATAAATCTTGTAACTTTTGTCTATAGGAACTAAATTGACTTTGAACATCTATTAAAGCACCAATAGTAGCAGTATCTGGAGTCATAGCGTTTAAATCATTTTGAATACTTAGGTAGATTTCATCAATATTATTAATTTCAGTTTGAAGTTTGTTTTTAAGATCTGTATCAACCAAGTATTCACTGTTTAATACTTCGTTTGTATCATTCAATATCTTACTATGTTGAATTGAAAGGTTGGCAAATGTGTTTTGTAATTCACTTAGTAGCGCTTTCTCTCTCGTGATACCTCCGATTTTCTCAACATCATCTACAGTTTCATTTAACCATTCACCATTCCAGTAACGACGTAACACTGCAACATTAGGATTGCTTGTATCGTACCAAAGCATATCGTTAACTGGATTATCTGGTGGCGTGTCTTGTTTAAAGATTTTACGTTCATAATATTCTAATTGACCAGATACAACATCATTCACAATAGTATTGATATTCGTTACGTTATCATTCAACTTTTTGCTTATATCGGCAAGTTTTTTATTGAATATATCTCGTAAACTACTTTCTTCATATTCAATCACATTCCCGAATTTATAGTTACTTTCATCAGTGAGTAAGTTGTAATCAACGCCGATGACTTCTGCTTCTATATAAAGCGGTGGTCTGAAATCTCTATCTTTAATACGTACTGTGTCGTGGAGGGATACAACCATTTCTGGATAGTGTTTGTGTATATCTGTAGACGTTATTTCATAACTGATTGCCGATTTATTACGTTTGTTGAGTTCGGTTTTAGCAAGTGTGGTTAAACGTTCATCGGTCATATTGCTATCGTCTGATTCTGGTTCATACACACTCCATAAGTAACGCCCAGGCAATCCAAACTGTGCCTGAGCGTCATCATCTGTAACTATTTTTTCTAATCGTTGTCCAGTGTCGTTTTCAGGACCAATCGCATATAATGCAGTCCGTACTTCTGACATATCAACGGTACGTGTCATTCCTGTTAAGTCTTTACCTTTAGTAATTTCTTTACCTTTAAATAGACTAACTGGTTTCTTTAATGTTACATATCTATGTTCTACTGTATGAGAACCAAGTTCTATATAGTATTCTGCCACCATACCGTATGTTGTGCATAACATGTTGATCACTTCATATGGTGTTGAATAAGAAGTCCATGATGTTGTTCTCATACCACCATGTTCAGTGTCATCTGACATTTCCCAACCAGTATTACGTAGCGTCTCATTCAATGCTTGAGACGTGCTATACGAACTATATTTCCCAGGTTTAATTGGACGTGATTTATCGATATCTTCTAAATATGATGCATTACTTTCTACATCAGTTGTACCATCAAAGTTATCTACCACATGAGAAATAATGAACTCACGATAAACACCATTATTATCTTGTGCAATAATACGATTACGTTCACGCAAATGTTCAGCACGATCATTTAACATTGTGAAATCGAATGTTTCTGATTTTTCTTCGGCGTTGTTACTCATCACTGCATTTAATAATGCGCCGTCATCACGACTAATATAATCAATAATTTTGTCATTAAAATCTAAAATATGAATGCCTGTATGTTTCAATTCGTCACCTCCTTATAAATATCTATCTTGCCAATAAACGGTAGTATCAAAAGTTTTTTCTGGATAGATGATACATTCGTTATAACCACTATTGATATTAAAGAAATCACTACCAAATGTTTTTAAATCAAGTGACGGATCTTCATTAATCGTCACAGTTTTATCTTGTGTATTAATGTTAATCACATCACCTTTTTTGATTATCATGTCACGTGCTTTAGGTGGTTTAGGTAACTTCTCATGAGTGTAACTACCTAAAACGTACGTAGGCATGTGATTATAATTACCATTCTTTGCGATATAAACACTTACTGCTGCGATAGGTCGTTGGTAAAACTTCCCACTATCTTCCCATTGTTTTTCGTTTACATCGACTGGAATCACACGTTTAGGATAATCGAGTTCTTTATATTTCCATGTTTTGATTTTAAAGGTTGTACCTACACGTTCTAATCGCATGTATATGACGATGTCATCCCATTTATAAAACATAGGAGAGTTCGTATATTCGTATATCTTTTTCTGTTGACCTAACTGGTCAAATAGTGTAATTACAATACTTCCAATTGCTTGGCTTGCTCTAGCATTTCGGTAGCCGATACTTGCAATTAAGCGATTATCTGTATCGTATAAGTATTGAGCAAAATGTGTAGAACCTTTATTCTTTTGATTCACATGAATTTTACAAGTGGAAACAAAATCTTGTGCAGACTTACCAAAGCTATGCTTATATTCTGCGCCATTCCAACCTGTTGTCGATGTGATACTATCTTGTTTTAATTTAAATGCATCGTTTGATGAACTCATTTCAAAACTACCACCATTGGTACCGCCTGTGTAATTATCATTGATAGTGGTTCCTGATTGTTTTCCCCAACCTGTAAAAGCACGCATTTCATTATTCCAAAGAATTGGAGTGTAATCTTCAACTGGTTTATCCAAGTCATCGTCGCCAATCATGAAGTAATCTTCATCGTTCTTAGTAATCATATAATAACTTGCATTTTGTAATGCAGTTGCTTGCACAATTACTGGACTATCTGCAGTTCCTGTACTAACCACACTGACTTGGTCTGAAATGGCAGTGTTTTTAGTGCCTTCAACGGCGTATTTGTAAGGGTCTGCTAAAACAACGTTTATTTTAAAAGACCAAAAACCGATACGGTCTTTGTCTAATTCGATGGGCCCTTCTATATATGCATTCCAATACCAATCTTGAGACGTGAACTGTAACTTAACTGGTTCATCATAATTGAAAAATCGTACGACTTCATTTAACACATCGTCTAACTTTTTCATACCGCCATGCGATAAATAATCATTACGTATGATAAGAGGTAATTCAAAACGATATTCTTTTAAATTTCTACTTTTTACAATGCTTCCTGGTCTCCCAGCTATTTCTTCACTTTCAATAGCAAAATTAAAAGAGGGTATTTCAAACCCTCTTTCAACAATCAACCATGGAAGTGTTTTATCATTTACTTTGATTGTGTCAAGCATTATCTAACCTCCCACTGGTTTAAATTTTGCTTTTCTTGATTTCTGTCTTTCGTATTTATCTATACTATTAAATACTTGTCTTTCATGTGCATATTGATCAATTGAAGGGTTGAAATCTTTTTCAGCAATAGCTTGGTTACTTCGTGCTAATTCCATAAGCACTGAAATCTGTTGTTGTTGTCCCTCAATCATTTTGAGTAATAATTCAGTATCGTTGTTATTAGTTTGTACACTTTTACTACTAAATGCACTAGGACGTTTATTACCTTTTGTCTTAGAACCTTGAATGTCTTTAGCAGCAAGTGCTAGTAATTTCATAGCGTCTGTTCGTCGATTAGGGTCTGTTGGGATTACCCATTCTGGATAACCACCTTCTGCGATATTGTACCAACCTGCAGATTTGATTAATCCGCCTGTAGCAAATCTTCGATGACCTGATGGCCCCCAACCAGAACGTCCGTAAGGTAAATCTCGACGCCAATTTGAGTTATTGAAGAATGCTAATAATTGATCATAACCATTTTTGATATTTTTATGACCTCTTACTGCATAACTTCTGAATGTACTAGGTACATATTGAAGCAATCCTTGTGCAGGTGTACCACGTAAGTTGTTTATATCACCAATGTTACCTTGAGTAACACCTGCATTACCATTTGACTCACGTTGAATTTGAGCTATGATACCATTCAATTCTCTTCCTGAAAGATTTACTTTCATGCGTTTAGCAGCACGTCGAATATCTCCACGCCATTGGGAAGCAGCTTTATTTTGACCTCCACCGCCACCATTGTGTTTCTTCAACCAACTTGTAGGGTCAAATGCTACACCATTTCGTTGCATTTCATAGTGTAAATGAAGCCCGGTGGAGCTACCCGCACCTGCTCCATCTTCGCCAGGATCACCACCAGAAATACCCAAATAGGTACCTGGTCTCACTTTTTTAGTTCCATTAAACGCTAGTTTATGTAGATGTCCATAAATAGATTTTAAACTACCGTTCGTAATTTCTACGTGGTTTCCAAAACCACCACTCCAACCTCTAAAGGTTTTAGCTGTACCTGACATCGTTGAGTAGACTTTGTCATGTTTATAGTTAATATCTAAACCGTGATGCGGTCGAGGGAATGGGTAACCTGCTCTTGCAGCTTCAGCAGCAGTTCTTGCAAATCCAAAGTTGATGCCTTTGGATAAGTCAATGTAACCACCGTCGCCCCCACCACTTTCTTCTAACCATTCTCCGATTTTTTTAGTAGCAGCTTCTTTAAGTTTTTTAAACATACCAGTCATCATATTGTATGGTAGTTCGGCGGCCTTACTTATACCGAAACTATCCTTACTAATACCAAAACCTTGAAGGACTTTATTAAGTAATTTTCCTGGATGTTCAATGTAGTCCAACACATCACCAACAGATTTTTTAAGCCAGTCTTTACCTTTACCTGCAGTTTCTAGTGTTTTATCTACAATAGCTTTCCCGCTTTTAACAACCTTACCTGTAATAGCACTGGCTTGTTTACCAACGTTACCTGCAGTTTTTTTAGCATTCCCTATAACATCACCAACTACATTTTCTCCGTGCTTGTGTTTTTTAGGCTTCTTGCCTCCGCCAAGCAAGTTGAAACCTGTGCCATTTGCAAAACGTGGTAATGTTCCAGTTGAGAATTGAGGGTTATTTTTTAATATAGAGTGTGTCTGTTTACCATTTAATACTGAACTACCTTTAGGTAAATAAGCTGTAGTATCTCGATTAGGTGTGATTGCAGTTTTTCCATTAGGATAACGAATCATTTCATGACGGAAACCACCTGGACCATTTCCACGTCCTTTGTCTCCAACAGTAGCAAGAGTATCTCTGTTTATTTTCCCGTTAGTTACAACATTTTGTGTATGGGTCGAAGTCGTACCAGTGTGTAACTTGATATAAGGTAATTTATCCATACTCAATTTACCGGCTACCCAGTTAACACCTTTGATTAATTTGTTTAATCCGCCTTTAACTCCACTGACCATACCACCGATATGACCTTTGATCCTACCAATCAATGTTTTTAATCCACTTGCCATATTTCTAAATGTATTTCTAACACTGCTCCATAAACTTTTTGCAAGACCAGTAACAGAATTTTTTATACCTTTCCATTTAGAAATCGTATCACTTTTCACTCTACTGAATGTGCTACTTGTACCACTTTTTAAACGGTTCCATGTATTTTTTACGCCACTCCAAAGATTTTTAGCGTAATTCACCACAGAATTTTTGATATTTTTCCAAGTCTTAGTAAGCCAACTACGTAGTTTACCAAAGATTGATTTAGTGATATTCCAAGTTGATGTAAAGTTACGTTTGACACCGTTATATAAACTTTTAGCAAAACTAATCACTTTGTTTTTAATATAATTCCAAACTTTAACTGAAAAGTTTTTAATATTATTAAATACACGTTTTACAAAGTTCCATGTACCTGTAAACGCACGTTTTACACCATTATAAAGGCCTTTAGCTAAAGCAATAACCTTATTCTTAATATAAGTCCATACTTTGACTGTAAAGTTTCGAATACCAGTAAATATCTTTTTAACTATACTTGATAAACTTATGAAAGCTCTTTTTACTCCTGCACCTAATGCTTTTGCCAATGCAACGACTTTATTCTTAATGTAATTCCACGCTGCTATAATCCAACTTCTTAAAGCGCCAATGATTTTACGAACACCATTTGAAAGTGCTCGAATTGCTCCAATCACACTGTTTTTTATAGCATTCCATATTCGAATTGAGACGCTTTTTATAACGTTCCAAGCGCTTGTAACAAATGCCTTTAAACCGACAATTATGGCTTTTGCTCCTGCAATGAAAGCTCGAATAATAGCCAATACACTGTTCTTAATAGAGTTCCATATTGCTATTGAAACAGTTTTAATTGCATTCCATACCGCAGTAATTACGGCTTTCCACATGGCAAAGGACGCTTTCATCATAGTGAACCAAACTCTAATAATCGCCATTACACCATTTTTAATAGCATTCCAAATCGCAATTGATACATACTTAATACCATTCCACACTGCAGTGATGAATGTCTTCCACATACCGAAGTAAATTTTAACGGCAGTAAGCCAACCTTGAATTATTAACATAACCGCAGTCTTGATGCCTGTCCATGCAAGCACTGCACCTATTTTAATCGCATTCCATACTGCAGTGATAACTAGTTTTAATGATTGAATTGGATGTAGTACGGCCATTTTAATAGCATTCCATGCTAATGTGGCTGATGTTTTCATTAATCCCCATATAATCATTGATGCCGTTTTAATTCCGTTCCAAATACCGATAATGTAAGGTTTAAGGAATCCAAACACAGATATAGCAGTATTTTTTATGGCATTCCAAGCAGAGATAACAAAATTACGGAAAGTTTCATTATTTTTCCATAGATATATAATACCTGCAACTAAAGCACTAATAGCAGTAATAACTATACCGATTGGACCTGTCATAAACCTAATAGCTAGACCCAAACCTCGAGTAGTTAACGCTGCCATTTTTGTAGCAATAGAATATTTACCTGTCATTATGGTTGCTAATGAAGTGTTTCTAGCATTTAATATTTGTGCTAATGCAAGAGCTCGTGTAACACCTGTCCAAATAGCCATCGAAGTTTTAGTTACATTTACTATAGCATTATATGCACCTGTTACTAACGAGGCACCACCAACTACTGTTTTATATACTCCCCACATTGGTAGAATTGCAGCTAATGCACCACCGACGGCTGTTAAGACACCTGTCATTAGTCCCATTGTATTGTTAGCCGTAGCACCTTTAGCGATAAAGCCTGTCAATGCAGTAGTTATTCTTAACATTACTGCGCCAACTGGTGCCATTCCCTTAATTAACCCTACAATAATGGATCCAATATTCTTAAGTAATTGCCATACAATAGGTCCGTTCGTCTCTAAGTATTTCAAGAAGTTTTTAAAGCCTTCTGTGTTCTTTAAGTTCGCCGCCCAATCTTTAAACGATTGTGTCACACCTTGCATGCCTACTAGTACGTTATGTGAATGACCACTAAAAGCACTAAACAGACTGATAATACCACTAAACACATTACCAAAAATTTGACCTACAATTGGCAAGTTCGTTTTAGTGTATTGAATGAATTGAGCTATACCTTTATCTGTACTTGTGCTATTTGCCCAAGCATTAAATTTATTAGCTAGACTTTCAATACCTTTACCTGTCCATGTAAATAATGGTCCAAACTGTGTAAACATGTGGGTGATACCGTCTCCCACTTTCATTGCTGCATTTAATAAGTTTTGGAATATCGGCGGACCTATATTATTAATGAGTTTGAATGCATTGTTTGCATTATTAGATGATTTAACCCAATCACGCATTCTAGCAGATGCTTGCGCTATTTGACTTGTGGTTTTTGAAATGAATGGTGTAAGTCTTGTCAACGCAATCTTAGCGATATTAATACCATTAGCCATAGTATTAAAGATATCTGCTTGATTAGCTTGTACTAAACCTTTCCATTGATTTTGCAAACTACTTAAAACTGACTGGTAATTTCTAACTTCTGCAGTTGCTCTCAATTCACCATCTTCAAGCATTTTCAACGCGGTTGTAGCTTGGCCACTAAATGCCGTTACTGCACCTAGTGCTACACCATAAGCACCACCAAGCCCAATAGCACCACCTGCAGCAGCAGTTGCAGCGCCACCAATACCAGATAAAGCACTTACGGCACTTCCAGCAACTGGTATGATGGTAGATATGTTAGATACTAAACCCCCGAACGATATACCTCTAACAACAAAACCAACGTTTCTAAAGCTATTACCTATCTTATTTATTTTAGCGTTGACTTCTTCCCAACGTTGACCCATAGCTGTTAATGCTGGTCCCATGCCAAAGAATTTCGTTTGTTCTCTATGAAATTCTCGCATTTCTGATGTTGTTTCATCTATTCTATTTTGTAGAACGTTGTAAGCCAATGCTTGTTGATAAACTTCTTTTTCGGCTCTGTCTAATTTGGCGGGTAGTTGACCAACTTCACGATTTAAACTGGCGTAAGATTGTTCTGCTGCGTTCGCTTCTTTTTTAGCTGTATCCATTGCAGATTTTGCACTTGCCATCGCTTGTTGATTCGCTTTACTAAAATTTTGTAATTCATTCTTGGCGTTAGCCGTTGCTATTTTAGACTCATTTAAATCACGTTTAGCACTATCTACTGATTTTGAAAGGCTCGCATATTGTGTTTTAGCTTTAGTTAACTGATTACCTAATGCCGTTAGCTCTTGTTTACTTGCTTTACCAGATTTACTTAATTCATTGAATTCAGATTGCAAACTATCGACAGAGCTTTTAGCATTCTTCATCTTAGCACTCAATGCTGTCACTGTATTCTGCATTTGTTTTTGTGTTTCTTGTGCAGATTTTACGTTCACTTTGTGCTCTTTCAACTCGTTATTCAACTTATCATATGAATTCGCTAGAGTATCATAACTTTTTTTAGCTTTTTGAGCGTTACGTGCCGATTCTTCAAGCTTATCTGACATGGTTTCTTGTGCACGTCTTAACTGATCTAACTTCTTCTGTGCTTGTTCACTCGCTCTACCTTGTTGAGTAAGTGTTTTGTTAAGTCCTTCAATTTCAGTTTCGTATTTTTCTACTGATTTTTCAGCTTTATCGAAACTTGAAAGGTTCTTTTTCATTTCTGCATCAGTAGTTTGTAACTTACGCTTTAAATTTGCCATACCACGATCAATATCTGATGTATCTAGGCCTAAATCAATCGTAAAACCTTTAATTTCATCTGCCATTCAACTCACTCTCCTTTCTTTAGAAATAAAAAAAGAGAGCCTAGCTTGAAGCTCTAGGGTCTTTACCTGTTATAGCTCCAATTAGGCTCTCGTTCTTACCAACTTTCTTCGTTTTAGATTTCTTCTTATTATTCATAATGCGAAGTAACTGATAAATATCTGTGTTGTCAATCTCAGGCATTTTCCAACCATTTTCCATCAACTCTTTATAAAGCGTATCAAGATATTCTGATTGTTTTTCATAAGTGAAATCTTCGGGCTTTAAACGAGAGTCATCTATTTCGTTGTCTTTCCCTCGTCACCTAAGATACCGCCTAATTGTTCCATTGCAACCGTGATAACTTCACGTGCATCAATCCCATCTTCAAACTCTTCTGCAGTGAATTGACCATCATATAAGTCATTTGCAATAAAGCTATATAATTTATCTAGTAAGTTATCGTCAAATTCGCCACCGTCTTGTTCTAGTTTTTGGAATTCTTTACCTAAATTGAAACCTTTACGTGCAACACTACCTTTAATAAAAGCAGGTGCATGATATTTTTTTAGTTCTCCATTTTCATCGTATAATTCAATAAATTTCTTAACTGCCATAATTTATAATCTCCTTTTCATCGGGTTTTCTGTTAGACCGAATAATTAGTTTTTATTTTTGTATACAAAAATAGACGACCGAAGTCGTCTATAAATCAATTATGCTGTTGGTTCAGTCGCGCCTGCATCTGAAGTTGGTTCAGTTGCAGTAGTGTCATCAGAAGATGTTGATGTACTTAAAGGTTCAGCTGTTGTTTGAACTGTATCAAACGTTTTACCGAAGATTGAATTGAAAATCGTGTCACGACCTTCAGTTTTGCCTTGGTCATCGTAAGCCATAACCACTGCTAACTCTTCATCGAATCCATCAACTTTACGTTCCATGAATTGACCTTCGATTTCATCTGAACCGAATTCAACACCATCTTCTTTAGTTTGTCCTTCTTTGTTTGGTCGTGTGAATACACCTTTTGATAATCCAAACCACTCTTGAGAGCCATCTTCCATTGTACGTGGGATAGCTACGGCTGTATAAGTAATACCAGTTGATTTACCAAAGCCATAAACTGTTTTATTTGTTTCATGTTCAATTAATCCTAATAAGTCTTTTTGAACATCAATTGGCAGTTTATGGAAAGTTAAAGATAATTGTGTTTCACCTGCTGATTTTGCAATCTCAGCAACCTTGTTAGAACCATAAGCTTTTTCTAACTCTTCACCAAATTCAATAGAAAGCTCTTGAACATAATCAACTTCTTTAATACCTGATGTTTTAACTGTTCCATCACTTTCTTCTTGTAATACTGCATAGTACATTTTTCCTAAACCTGTAGCGGCATTATATCTACCCATTTAAATATCCTCCTTAAATTTTTGCATTAAAATAGCCCTTCGTTTCTCACGAAAGGCTAATCACTTAAATATTTTTATCTATATGTCTTAAACCATCTATCGTATAAGGATTTCCACGGTAGCGTCGTGCATCCATATACAGTTTTAAATCTGTGTCATATTCATCAGTTCCATCCACTTGTTTAAATCCTATTGACCATAAGGTTTGACGGATCTCTTCTTGTAGAAGTTTAACCACATCATAATTAGGACCACGAACATCAATTTGATATAGATATTCGGTTGTTAAATTAATATCACTTGCGTAGGTCTCAGGTTGTGGGGAGACAAGAGGGTCAATCAATATATAGTGATTTGACCTATCTGCCGTCTCATCATATGTGTAAGCTCGAATTCGACCTGTACAATGTTGAGCAATTGTTGCGTTGTTCAATAGATATTTTTTTAAAGTTTTCAACATATCAAACATTTACAAGTCTCCTTCCAATGATTGCTTTATAATTTCTCTGAATGGTCGTTCAGTCATAAACATTGTTCTAGCAATTGCACCTTTACCTCTTGGGTTTGGGTTTTTAATTGTTCCCCATTCGTTTAAATGTATAATCGCATATCGATTCATTGAACCATGCCAGTGAACTTTAACCATTCTTGTTTTCCCGTGAACATAATAAGGGTCAGTAACTGAAAGTTCATGAATACTTGCACCTGTATCACGGAACACTTCAAAATTCGCTTTCAACACACTTACAAAGTATTTAGAGCCTTTGTTCAATGCTTTATCTTGAGCTTTAAGCATTTGGGCTTCTCCGTACTTTTCGCCAATCTGCCTAAGCATTTGGTGAACACCTTTAACGTCTACACTCATTCTGAAATCTTCCCAATAATCTTAATGTTCCTATGGTTATCTGTATCATCAAAGACTTGTTGAATATTGTATTTTTTATTCTTATATTGCGGTAGTTGAATTTCAAAATACATATCATCAGTAATTTCTATATTAATAGGGTGATACGTTATCATAGTTAAACTAGCTTGATTGTTCGTCATGTCCAAATCTTTCTGTGATGGTTGATAAACATTAGCAAAACACTTAAAAACGACCTCTTCCACAGTTTCACCAGGAAAGAAGTCGTCTGTCGGTGTTGCTTTATAAAATGCAACTGGCGTTCTCATGTCGCCACCAGTCACAAATTCATTACGTTGTAGTGCCATCATCTGACACCTCCATGTTCATGATTTGGAATTGAACAATACTAGATAAAAAATTATTATGGAATTCCTCTAGTTTATCGTTGAATACATATCTTGTACGTTCATAAACTAATTCACGACCTAATGAGGATTGTTCCATATCGAAGTCCCCACATTTTGCTTTGATATCTTCATAAGACATCCCTAAATCGTTTTTAATACGATCATCTTCGATATCATAAAAAATTCTATTACGATTTTTGAATTCTTCCACATGCGTATCAGTAATCATTTAAATCACTTCGATTCTCTAACTCGTTCTAAGAAAGGTCCTTTAAAACCATTTGCAGACAAAGTTTTTTCAACTTCATCTGCACGTTTCACTGTCATTTCTACTTTGTCTCCTGCTTTAAGAGACTTTTCTAATTGCTTATCGTTGTAGTTTTTTAACACTTTATAATTGGCCATTATATACACCTCCTATGCTGTCGGCTCAGTTGCTGCAGCGTCAGTTGATGTAGGCGCACCGAATGAACTGAAATCAACATCATATACAAATGAAGTTTTGTTATCATCGGGTTCTGCATATAAGAACTGTTTCGCCGTATACAAGTCCATATCTTCTAATGCTAGTGTTTGGTCGAACTCACGAACAATGACTTCACTACCAGCATAGAAGTTATAACGTGTTTTATCGAATGCTACTGCTTTGCCTTGAGGTACAAATTCAGATTGCTCGAACGTCACGTTAAATGGTACTGGACTTACGAACTGACCATTGTGTAATTGCATGAATGCAATACCAGTGTAGATATAGTCTGCAGGGTTTAACGCAATAACAACGTTATTTAATACGCTAGCACCTTTAGAACGTTTAACATTACCGTCTTTATCATAGTATTCTTTAATTGATAAGTTTTTGATAATGTTACCAATTTCTTTAATTGATGTTTCTGCATCAGCTAATGTTAATGTGCCTGCAGAAGTTTTTTCTGATACCGCACCGTTTGTACGATTAATTTCATTCATTAATCCTACTGGTTGGTTTTTAGCAGCGCCTAAACCTTGAATAGCAGTTTTTTCAATTGCTACTGCGAAAGCTTCTTTGATTTGTGCACGTACATAACGGTCAACCCATTGCACACCTGCATCTTTTAAATCTTTCGGTACTACAACAAATGCAGTTGCTTTACCTAACGTAACGTCTTGTTCAAAGAATGAAGTCTCTAATTGACCTTTGATTTCTGAGAACACTGGACCCCAAACAACTTGACCTTCTGGTACTGAACGAATCACACGTGCACGTAATCCAGTACGTTGAATTGTGATATGTTTCAATAATGGGTGTTCAGTTTCGATATCTTCAAAGATACGATCAACAACTGTTTCAGGTAATAATTCTCCATCTTTCCAGTTAGTATCAGTGTTTACATGATCTTCTGAGACTAATGCGTTGTAGAATTTCTTTTCATCGTTAGTTAAACGATTAACATTACGTGCGTTTAATACCGCATTGTCACCTTGTTCTTGTTTCATGTCTTTACGAATAGCGTTTGCTAATTCTTCAGAATATGCATTCATATATTCTGTGTATTTTGCTTTTACTTCTTCATCAGTCGCTTTTGGACTCATGTTTGAAAATTCTTTTAATAACTGTTGAGAGTTTTGAAACTCTTCTCGATTTTCTAAGTCAATTGCCATAATTAAATTCTCCTTTATTATTTAATATTCATATTGAATAAACGTGCAAAACTGTTTTCTGCAGGTTTACTTTCCGTTTGTTTTTCAGTTTCTTCTGAACCTTTGTTATTACCTTTTTTAACTTCTGCTAAAATTTCTTCAAGTTTATCCATCACATCTTCAACTGTGATTTCACTTGATTCTTTTGGTTGCCCAGGTTGTTGTGAATCTTCGTTACGGTATCTAGTCATGAATGTCTCACCTCCCAAGATTGTTGATGTGGTTGCAGCTGCAACTCTTGAGTTTTCAGTAATATTGTCAATAAGTCCTAATTTTTTAGCTTCTTTAGCCGTTAGCCATGTTTCTTCGTCCATATAGTCTTGAAGAAGCGCATGGTCAATGTCAGGGTTCTTATCGACATAACTGTTAAACACAACACTATTAATACGTTCTAAATCTTCGGCTCGCTTTTTAAAACTTCTAGCATCACCTTCATTAACAGTCCATGCGTTATGAACCATAAGCATTGCATTTCCTGGCATATTAATCGTGTCGCCTGCCATTGCAATCACAGAGGCAATACTTGCAGCAAGTCCATCAACATTAACAGTGATATGTGCATCAAAGCGTCTTAACATGTTGTATATCGTTACACCACTGAAAACATCGCCACCGTTACTATTAATGTTTACAACGACTTCATCAACATCACCCATTGCTTTTAATTGCTCTCTTACAGTCTGGGGGCTAATCGTCATACCTTCGATTGTTTGACTGTCTATAAAGCCGTAGATATCGATTTCGTTATTCGCCATTTATATCACCTCCTTCATTACCTGCAGTTTCCTCATCCACGGTTTGATAATTTTTAGTGATAATAAATTTCTGCATTTCTTCACTTCCAATAGGTTCAAAGCCTGTAAGCACTCTAATTTCATCTCTATTGAAAGAACCACTTGCAATGAGTTTGTCTACTGCTTCACTCACTTCAAGTGGTCCTTTTTGGTCAATGCTTATCGCTTTGATTCGTTTTCCTTCTTTATAACCACGTTCACTAAACAATTTAGCGTTCAATTCATCAGTGATTTTTTCAATGATAGGTTTAATACAGAATTTCATATAGTTATCAGTCATAGCTTCTATGTCTGCCGTATCCCCATTAATCAATCCAACTGGAATACCTAAATTTCTAGCAACATAACTTAGTAACTGGTTAGGCACTTTAGCCATATCATCAATTTGTGATGATGTTTTTGTACTATTATTACTTGAATGTTCTTCATATTTATAACCTTTTTGAATAGGAACAATAGCTATGTCGTTACTTTCAAACGCTTTATATGCATTATTGATAAATCTCTGCATATCATCATAACTTGCGTTGGTTAATGGTGTATTAGCCTCCATACCTAAGGTAGCTCTTATCTGATTGGTCATTAAATTAGACTTAATCATGCGACCAAAGATATCTCCATAATCATTAAACAAGCCATATAACATATTTGTAATTGCTTCGTTGTTATATTCGAGATATATCACTTCGCCCATTCGGAATGAACGTTCAAACTCGAACTCTCCTACAATGATGTGGTCAAATATATCATCATAGAGTGCGTATTCCTCTCTTACAAAGTCATCCGCAATAACTAAATCTTTTGAATCAGTCACAACAATTAATACTTCATTGTCATAAATCAACTTTCGTATTACCTTTTGCCAAAATGTTGCAGCACTTTCATCAGTATTTGGCCTAACATTCAATTTATAGTGCGTTGTCGAAGATGTATCTTTACTTTCACTATCAATAATTTCAAATTTAGTTTGACTAATTGTTCTAGCTATATGATTTATACACGTATCTAATGCCCACTTTTTTATGTAAGCTTTGTGTGATGTCTCATGTAACAATTCAAAATCGTAACTAAACTCGATTGCTTCGTTCCTTCCCATAATTCTGTCGAATATACTCAAAATCTCACCTCCTAAAAGCTAATATCTGCCATGATAAATGGTTGATCATACTCTAATATCTCATCTGCACGATAAAGCGCGTGTAACATGGCATGGAAACCATCAGTTTTACGTCTAACTTCATCTTTTTTGATGTATTTCTTACTACCATCTGGCTGCATTTTGACTGCCACATTGTTTGTGAACCATCTCATCAATGGATTGTCCCCAAAGGTAATTTGTTTCTTAGCAAACATGGTGTCAATTCTAGGTGCAAGCAAACCATGTATAGCAGTTGGGTTCTTGATCACTTCTAATGGTATGCCTGCCTCTTCAAATGGTCGTCTAACAATATCGGTTCTGAAATTATCTGATATTACTTTCGTTAAATTGTATTTACTTTGTTGTTGTAAAAACCAATTAACAATGTATGAAATATCAATGACGTCATCATCAACGATTGTTAATAAACCATCATCTGCCCATTGCTCAATTGGAGGCTCAAGATGTGTTGTTTCTAAAAATTCACGTCTGATAAACGAATGTGTTAACCAATAATACTCGTCATTATCTCTAAATAATAAGCCCACACTGGCAAAGTCTCGTACTAACGCGTAGTCAAGACCTCCAATGCAGGCTTTATTTTCGAGATTAGGTAACGGCTTATTCGTTGCTTTGATTTCTTCCCACGGCGCAACAACTTTTTCTTCATCAACTTCTGGTAAGTTCATTCGTTTTGTCATAAATTCCGGTTTGTTTGAGCGATTGATATGTAATACATTAAATTCTTCTTTAATTTTACGCTTTAAATTTTTTGCATAACCGGTTAATGGTGGATGCAACATAGGATTAGCTTTCTCCCACATTGTTTCATCATCAACTTCTTTAGGGTCGTCAAGTTTACAATAAAACGGGAATATTCTATCTTCTGAATTATTACCTGCTAAGACTTCTAAAATTCTATCTTTCATACCGTCCATAAAGCCTTCACGCACAAACCCATCAGTTGAGATGTAGAATGTTCTATCATGAGGTACTTTACCTAATCCACCACGCTTTACATTAACCATATCAGCCGTTTCATATATAGCTATCTCATCAAAGATGACACAACCTTCACGTCCACCATCTTTAGTTTTCGTATTTGAAGTATTGTATTTGATTATCGATTGCGTAGACCTATTTTTAATTTCAGTTTTACTGACTTCATAAGGTGCTTTAGGTCTTTCTGCTACTTTATTTCGTTTATGTTCAAGTAAAGTATCATATATTTCATTAAATGATGTTTTCGCTTGGTCCTCACTGTTTGCAACAATGGAAATGTCATATTTCTTAATACCGTGTATTGGTGTAGTGAAGAAATCACTTATTGCACTTATAAAACCATTCTTACCTGCACCTCTGCCCATAAATAAAGCGAATTCTGTGAAGTATGGGGTATCTAACTCTTCATCCATCAAGAACAAAAAAGCAATGATGAATTTCTGAAAGGGTTGTACTGGAAAGTACCATTTATCAATGAATCTGATACACTTATCTATCTTTTCATCATCAAAGTAGATATTATCTTTCACTAAAACATGATTTTCTAAATAGTTAATCAGATCAATACGTTCTTGATTTAAAATAATTTTACCGTCACGCCATTGTTCAATGTATTCATCTACATATTTGTTACGAATCATACATAATCATCTACTGGTTCGTCGGTTTCAATCGGTTTGGCGTCTTTCGGTAATAAATCGGTTAATTGTTTCATCACACGTTGATAAGATTGGTCACGTGTATTGTACAAACGAGCAATTGGTCGTTCACGCTCATAGGCAGGTACATTTTGAGATTGTTGGAACATGTCGTATTCGCCATTCTCTTGAATATCTTCCCACATATAGTTCAACATCACTCGCATACGTGCTGCTTGAATGATTAAGCCTTCAACGACGTTTTGTTTTTCTTGTGGTATATCTTTGAAGATGGCATGGAGCCTTTTTTCTTCTTTATCGACTAACTTTTCACGCTCTTTGCGTTGTTTTGCAGTTAATTGCATTGACTTCACTCCTTTCTACTTTATTGGGCGGGGTTAGGGTTACATATGAAAGAATTATGAAAACTTGTGAAATCGAGCCCTCACGCCGTTCTCCCTATCGGGAAATAATTGGGAAATGATTTTACCGGGGGCGTATGATTTTACCAACGTTCATCTCTCCACTTTATTTCTTTTGGTTTGAATTGATTTCCACCATATTGAAATCGAGTGTGTCTTTTATTATGACAAGCTTTACAAAGTGTTCTAAGATTATCTGGTTCAAGTTTTAAATCTGGTCTATCTTGTAACTCTTGAATGTGATCTATTTCTAATCCAGTTGTTGTGACCTTACCTTCTTCACGACACCAAGTGCATTCATAATTATCACGCTTTAGAACCTGTTGTCTAACATCTTCCCAAGATTTACTATTGTAGAATCGTTTACGTTCTTTGTATTCATTGTAATCTTCCATAGTTAAACCTCTTATATAACAAAGAAAGACACACCACTATGTGATGTGCCTCATGTATTCGTATCGTATGACTCTAGTATAATGTTATTGATATGACTAATGCACACATGGTTCGAATGGTTCGATGTGTTCGATTGGTTCGATTAATCATAGTGACCTTGTTGTGCATCCATGTATACATTAACTATTTCATTCACACATCCATAGAATGTAGACTTACTCTTTATCTCCATAAGCTCCATGATAGTCTTGTGCTTGATGCCTATCTTAATTAATTGAAGTATGTGATAGTTCATCTCATTAGTTACATACTCCTCATACTTATCTATGAACTGTAGTTTATTAAGTAGCTTAACATTACGTCGATACTCTCTATTCCTATCTAACACTTTAACTAATACTTTATCACCTGTTCCACCTTTAGCTTTAGGCATTACTGCTTCTATACCATATTGTGCAGTAGATGTACTGTCTGCATCATATACCTGTGCTTCAATAATATTACGCATCCACTTATAATTGTCTATCATGTTTCTTACTTCGTCACGTGTATACATCTACTACCTCCATTACTTATTACAATTAGTCATATCTATATCATCGTTAACTAATTCCTTTACCGATATATTCAATCTCTTTGCAGTTAATAACGCTGTATTCACACTTGGGCACTTCCTACTATTCTCCATGTCTGACAAGTACGATTGGCTTATCCCCATTTTATCTCCCATCTCTTGTTGAGTAAGCTTCATTTTCTTTCTAATTCTTTTAAGGTTATCACCAAATGTCATAAAACTACCTCCACTACTTACGTTTCTCATCTATATATCTAACAATGTAATCGTTCATGTAAGCATTAGCATATTTATATTCTTCTAATTCTTTCCGTTGTTCGTGTTGTACACCTAGAGAGATGAGACAAACAACACCTAATAGTATTGATATGATTATCCACATTAGTCACTCACCTCCGCGTTTAAATGAATATGATCATCTTTCGTAAAATCCTGTGGCGCTTCTATATCATCGTTAGATGTATATTTAATTAATAGTTGTTCAGTCACATACTTACCTAACTCATACATTGCTAACGTGAATATTAGTTTTGAAATGTGTTTAATCATTATTTGCCCTCCTCGTATATCTTCATTGCCTGTTCTTTACTCTCTGCCTCAATCACAGTGAACGTTTGATTATCCTTTGCTTTAGTGACGTGATTATGCGGTATGCCTGTTGAATCTGTGAATGTTGTGATTAGGTATTGTATGAAATCACTCCTCACCTAAATTGATTTTTCTAACCCTGCTTACTACCAAAGTAAACATAGTCAATATAGAAAATAACCACTCGTTATACTTATATCCAACAGCTAATATTGTTAGCGTTAAAACAATACAACTTAATTCAGCTAGTCTTTCCATCCTTGCATTCGTAAATTTATGATTAATTAAAAACTCTAATGTCATACCTAAAATTATAATTACTCCTAACGCTAATACACTCACTTCCCCAGCACCTCCCGAATTTTAATAAGAATATCTTTATCCTTCGATGTCTTCTGATTTGATGAAGCTCCCGTCTTTTGACATGACTCCTGTTCTGTCTTTAATCTCTCCATAAGCTTGTTCTAAACACTCCTGTAACGTCATATTATTTTGTTGGGCCAATATCACTAAAGTAACAACAACGTCTCCTATACCGTCTCTGAGAGCGTCTGTATTGTCTCTACATAGTGCAGCAGCAACCTCACCTGATTCTTCAAAAAATTTCGCTAACTGTACGAAACTATTTCCTTTGTGAAGCTCCTTTTCAAACGACCAATACTCAACTAACTCTACCAAAGTTTTGAAACTTACTTTATCCGTGTTGTTTTTTACCTCATCTATAGAAACGTATTTAAATAAATATTTTTTGGTATCTCCATTCATTTCGTTAATCATTTTGTCACACCATCTGTCAGAGTAACCAAAATGTCTAGAACATTCTCTTGCAGACAAGAAGTATAAAATCTCTCCAGTTTCTTTTACTGTTATTTTAACTGGTTTACACATCTTCATCTTTGATGATGTTGTCATTATGTTGTTTGATTTTTTTAATCCAGTTTTATAAGCATGTTGCATATTCTCTTCTCGTGTGTTCCATTCTAAGTTTTCAACTCTATTATTTAATTTATTTCCGTCTATATGGTTAACTGTCTCTTTATTCTCTGGGTTAGGTATGAACTCTCTTGCTACTAACCGATGAATTCTAAAATATTTTTCACCTTCGTCATTTCTAAGTGTTGTTGAGGCATAACCATCTTCATTTATATTAGGTTTTAATAGTTTAAAAGGTCTGTTTGCTCCTTTTTTATCTCTATATTCCAGACGTATGACATCGCCAGTATTAGAAACTACATAGTTTTCATAGTCTGTTATTATTTTAAATATAGTACCGTCTAACCCTTTATCGATACTCCATTGTTCTACTGCATTTACTAATTGATCTAATTGATTAGTCATTATCGTTGTCCTCCTAAAATAAACTTAATTGTCTTTCATCTTCCAAACTTAATCCGTGCTGCTTAATGTACTCGTTAAACTCTCTCTCACTATTGAATGTAGTTTTAAAGTTCGTCCACTGTGTCTTGAAATGACCGTGCAGATAATACACACCATTCACGATATGCATGTGAGCTACTTTCACATCATCTTGATACAAGTAACGTTTCGTGCCGAAAAATTGGTTTAGGAATGCTTTTTTATTTTTCATTGCTTTCATTCCATTTCGAATTAGGTTTGATTAATTGGTTAATGTGCAGATCATCATTCAACGAACGTATCTCATTACCTGTATCATAAAAGACATTGGCTAAATATCTGCCGAAAGCGTCATCTTTATACGTCTGAACATATATCTTTTTATTCTCTACACATTGCTTTGTAAAGTTAGTAGCTTTACTATAATTTTCTTGTCCTCTTTCTGGCGTATCAACATTGAGTAACCTGACACGCCTTTTAGCAAATGTTTCAAACCCTAAATCTAAATCTATATCTATCGTGTCCCCGTCAACAACATTGGTACATGTTGCTTTAAATGTGTATAGTTGGTTTTTGATATTCATCTCATACACTCCCTATTGTTTTCATATGTTGATGCATTACTATTCATCCCACACTTGGATTGCCATATCAACACTTTCTCTTGCTTTCTTTAAATCTTCTAGTCCATTCTTTCTTGAGGCACGCATTAAATATTTCAAGGCGTTACCTACGTGATAGAAAACTGACGCAGATTTATAAGTCTTCCCAACTGCTTCAATGATTACGTTTGCCGTAAATATTCCAAATTGATAATGCGGTGGTTGTTTAACCATATCCACTTTCTGATTACTAATAATTGTCATTGTCATCACACCTTTACTATTTCGTATTTATCGTCTATCACTACTAATTCACTACCTACTCGTACTTTTAGGTATGGTTTGCCTTTAAAGTTGTAATGGAGTTCTTCCACAACTGCAGGAAATGAGTTGGTCGCGTTTGGATATTTGAACCAAATATCATCGCCTGTATTTAATTCATGTAATTCCATTCGCTTATCCCCTTTGCACTCTACCGTATGAGTCGGTTTTTAATTTAGCTATTGCGTTATTGTCCATTAAACCTTGCAAATACTTACTACGTGTGTGTTTCTGCTTAACTTTAAATAAATGTGGTTTCTTTCTACGTAACTCTTGTTCTTCTCTTGTAGCGATACGTTGTTCACGTTCTTTTTCTTCAATTTCTAACTTCATAGCGCCTTTATCAGCATTTATAGGTCTAGCTATGAAATATGTTGGTTTATAACCATTCTCAATAATACGTCGTCTAATGTCATAATCACTTAAACCATTATTGATAGCTGTTTCATAAATCTCTATAGGTACATCAACCTTTGTCGAATTGATTGATAACGGAACGTATATGTCGCCGTATTTATCTCTATATCTTCCAACCGTTCTAACCATTTACTCCACCTCTACTAATTCAATCAGTTCTAAATCTTCATGCATCAATTCTTTTTCTGGGTTCTTTGCGATTAAATCTAAAAGTCGTTCGCGTTCTTCTTCTGTAGTGATTCTGTTGTTAATCCAAACCGGGTACTTCACACGTACTTTTAGTTTTGCTTCAACTTCGATTGTTTCTTCTCTGTGTTCCAATTAATCACCTTCTACAATTTTGATTGCATCGTCCACACTTCTTGCTACTCCGTACAAAACATTCTGTGTTTTTATAAATTCTTTAAACTTTATTTGTTCAGATCTTAACTTACCTTTTTCAGTTTTCACTTCAATTGCGATAAACTTACCGTCTGATTTACGATAGCCAAATGTATCGGGAAAACCTTTAGGTAATAATTTAATAATACGATTGTCTTTGGTTACGATTTTACCTGCATTTGCACGCCATAACCTGTGGCCACGTTTGTTGATTGCTAATATAATTTCATTTTGTATTTGTTGTTCAGTCATGTATCCTCCACAATGTTGTTAAATGTAGGCTAATATGTAGGGTGAAAATAGCGCTCAAACCTTACGCGCTCTATGTTTGAATGAAATTATGTAGGGTGGCTCTTAAAAAAGTTATCTATATTTATATACTTCTTTTTATTTTTGTATATGACTTTTACAACTCTTACCCTACATAATATACATAAAGATAATAAAAACACTGATATAAAAAGGTTTGTAAGCTTTAAAGTGTAATTTTTACCCTACATTTCCACCTGCATACCCTACATAGTTTTATAAACTTTCTAACCCTGGATATTTCATCGGTATTTCTAAACCAAAATAAAACATCCCGCTCGTAATTCGTTTATATTCAAATTTCTCTTTCATCTTTTGACCAAAATCTTTATTACTCATTTTGTATGCACCATTGTCATTTGCCCATTTTTTATATAATTCATATAACTCATGAGCTTTTACTTTTCCGCCATCTACTCGCTTACATTCATCTTCAATAAACTGTTCAATAACATCCATCTCATTACGATAAGCTTTACTTGCCTCTTTAAGTTTCTCTGGCATAGCCAAACCTTCCTGCATCCACATATAGGCACCTTCGGCCATCCAATTTAAAATCGCCGGTGCTTCTCTTAATAATTTATATTTAAGATCTTTATCGACTTTTTCTTCAGGTATTTGTACATCGAACGGAATTAAAACTAAACGTCTCCAAATACCATCATCAGTACCACGAATTATAGGTTTGTGGTTAGTAGACACCCATATTTTAAATTTCGGTGTATATTCAAATTCTTCAGCATATAGGAATCTTGCAGTAACCTTATCTCCACCAGTCAACTGTTTTATTAATCCTTCATCAAAACGAAAACCCTCATTTGGTTCAGAACTGGTGACAAATCTCGCTTTGCTTAATCGAGCGATGTCGGTATTAACATTGTCGTTTTTCTTAACCATCAATGATTTAGCTTGCATGTTATTGGAATAATCCCCAAGTATTTCCGAAATCACTTCAACGAAAATACTTTTACCATTTCGACCTTTACCAAATAAAATGAACATGATTTGTTCTCTTGTGCTACCAGTCAGCGAGTAACCTAAAGCTTTTTGTATATATCGAATAACTTCTTGATCACCTGCAAAAATATCGTTTAAGAAATCTAGCCAAACAGCAGGTTGCATTTTTTCTGTATAATCAGTGTTTGTAATTTGTGAAAACATTTTATTGATATCGTGTTTATAAAGTTCTCTTGAAGTTAAATCAATATAACCATTCGCAACATTTATAAGCATGTCATCTCTATCAAAGTCATCAGGGGTAGCTGGTCGTCGATGCATGAGTTCATTCATAATATTCTTCTTCGCTTGAGTACCGCGTGTCTTTTTGTAGTATTTTTGGAAGAACTCTCTCGCTTCTTCTTCTGTAACATCATCACCATGAATTATTTTTTCATCTTTGATACTTTCAATCATTTCATCAATTAATTTACGAATTGAACCTTTATCATCAATTTTCCATTTCATACCGTCATAGATATAAAATTTATTAGCGATATAACTATATTTGTAAAGATTGCCGTATCTATCTATAAATCGGTCTGCGTTGCCTGTGTCATCATAACTTCTAATTGGAAATTCCTTTGTTTCTTCTTGCTTGTCGAATAGCTTACTCAAAGCATATCTAAGGGGATTATCTTCAGTTTGTTGTTTAGGGGTATAAATGTTGTTAGCTTCATTAATTGCTTTGAATAAGGTTTGTTCACCATATGTGGAATTCTTACGTTTTTCATCCCACTTATCACGATACAAATTAGATTGTCTAAAAATACTATCCATTTGCGAATAATCTCTTGCACACCAAAAGGCTAGTATATTCGCTAATGCCATATCAGCCTCAGAATGAGATGTGTAGTAAGGTTCGTAGTTACCCTTCATTAAGTCATCAAATAGTTTGGCTTGTTTTGATTTATATATTTCATTGATAACATCGATTTCAGAAAGATTATGGATATTCTGTTGATAATTATTTGTTGTAGGATATTTCACAGTGTTATCTGGTAAATATTTTTCATAAATTGTTTTAAAGACTTGTTCAGATACTTCTGTAACATCTTTATATTTACCAATCGTTTTACCAGTCATTGTGAAGAAACGACCACTATCATACATTTCTATGTTGCCTTTACGTCTACGACTTCCGGGGATTTTACCTTTTACAATAATGTGTAATCCATTACCACTTGGGCTTACTTCTGTATAACTTTTAAATGCTTCGTTAAATTCACTAACAATATTGTCTAACTTATCCCCTTGTTTAAATCTGTGGAGATCATCATCAATATCATCAATATCAATGCCAAGGTATGGGGGTTCAAAAAAGAACCCTATACCATCGACACCTTCTGCATTAACTGCAGTTTCATAACTAGACCATGTGCTTTTATCATTTGATTTAGCAAACTCACCAGTTTCTGCATTAAAAGGTATTTTTGTACGTTTACCATTACGCTTTTCAAACTTCCACACGCACCAGTTATTTAGTTGTTTTAATTCATCTGGAATATTAGAAAGGTAAGTCGTCATCATTGATGTCTTCACCACCCGCAAATGCATTATTGCTACTTGGTTTATCGTCATCTGATTTCCATTCATGATTCACTTGTGGGAATTTAGTACGTTTAAAATTCCATGGTGCAACACGATTGACGATTTGTTTTTCGCCTTTATATTCATTTTCTTCTTGTTTCACAAATACTCTAACTGGCTTACCTCTGAACATTTCAAGTAACTGTTCAATACTTTCAATTGCTGTACCTTCTGGAACACCTACACCATTTAAGTAGTGCATGAAGTTATCCATTTTATATTTATATTGTCCGTCAATTGTGCGTTTCCATTCATCGACGAAAATTACTCTGTTAGCGAATTTAGCTTGATGTTCTGATGTTTTCTTTAAATCGTTTCTAACAACTAATTGTAATTGTGTTTCTTCTTTTCCATTCTTCGTTGCTCTTTCTGTTGCACTCTTGATAACAACTTCGTATTCTCCTTCTGGTAGGGGTGAAAAGTCGTTGCTTTCTAAATTTGAATAATCTGTAGTAAATAATGTCATAGTAAAAATCTCCTTTAATAATTATATTTTTGTTTGATTGTTTTTAAATCTGCATATAACACCGGGAACGGTGCGTTTTTATAATATGGATTATTAAATTTAATCCATGATTCTTTGTAATTGTTCGCCTTAGCAAACAAGTAATAGTCTTCTAATGTTTCTAAATCTTCTTTATTTTTTTTACGTTTGTCGTATTGCATTAATGTATAATCAACTTTGAAAGGTTTGATATCTGTGAGCTCTGCGTCGTAATTTTCCAGACCTTTCTTTTCTTCTGTTTCATTAATATGACCACAATTAGGGCACTCATACAGTTCAGAAGAATAGACTGTAAAACATTGATTACATGTTTTTAGTCCTATATCATCGTTTTCTTTACTTTTACGCTTCTTAAATCCTTTAAAATATTTCTTCCAATCATGAGGCGTGTCAGGTAAGCCGTGCCTTGCATAATTACCTACATGGTCAATAATAAGTGCTTTCTTATTAGGTTGATAACGCATTGAACGCATAGCTTGTTGCATGAAAAGCACTAATGAATCAGTTGGCCTAGCTAAGATGACACATGTACAATCAGGTACATCAAATCCCTCTGAAATGAGATCAACATTACATAGAACTTTAATAGCACCTTTTTTAAAATCTTCCATAATTTGAGTTCGTTCTTTGATGTTTGTTTTTGCATCTGCATGTGCAGCATTTATACCGTTTAATTTAAATTGCTCTGCGATATCTTTACTAGCCTCAACACTGTGGGCGTAAAGTATGGTCTTTTGTCCGTTTGCATATTTTTGATAGTTTTCTACGATATCTCCATATATGCCTTTTGGTATCGCATTGTCGATTGATTTTTTAGTAAAGTCACCTGTGCTAGACTTTTTTAATTTACTTTCATCTGCCAATACCACACTTTTATAATCGTAGTCTGCTAAACGCTTATTTTTGATTAACCATTCAACTGATGGACCTTTCACCATTTCATCGTATATATCGGTAAACCCTTTACTATTAGCACGCCATGGAGTTGCAGTGAAACCAACCCGTAAAGCGTTAGGAAAATAATCATAAATGTCTTTATACGTTTTCGCTCTACTATGGTGTGTTTCATCAGTTACAATAATTTTAGGCGGTGTAAGTTCATGCATAATATTTTTAGCACGTTTTTCGGAAAGAATATCAACTTGCGATAAATCAACGTCGTGTTTAGTTAGCGTGTTTTTTATCTGATGACTTAATTCTTTTCGGTGTACGATAAAAAGAATGTGATTTCCTTTATTAACTGCATTTTTAACAACTTCAGCAATCATGACCGATTTGCCACTTCCGGGCGGGCTTTGTATGAGTACACCTGATTTATTTAACAGGATGTGTCTAGCTTGATCTACTAGCTTTTCTTGATAGTCGTAAAGTTTAAACGTTGTCATCCACATCACCGACTTTAAATAAATCTTCCTGCAAGCAATGTTCTCTGTTGTCTAATTGATTTTTTGCAAATACATTATTACTTGGGGCTAGTATGAAACCTCGTTTACCGGATTTCTCATTAAATACTAGTCGTGCTACGACTTGGCAAAGACCTGCTACATTATCGCGAATGGTTTTACGTATATCTGGTACAGCTTGCGTAATTTGTTGCCCTGCAGGCGTGTAGTTTTCAAAGTTCGTTTCCCAAGCAAGAAATACTAAACGCTTTTTTAAGCTTTGTAGAAAACGCAAACTATCGATTGTAAAGAAGTCCACACGCTGGTAATGACTCATCTCTGGTACACGTTCGTTTTTACCATTACGCCCTAAGTTTGCTAACATGGATCTAAACAACTCTGAAATATTGTCTATAGCTATAGTGTCGTATTGATTAATTATTTCTTTATTGTCTGCTAACCACTTCATTAATTCGCTCCATTCTTTCCAAGCTTCGTGGGTATTAAATTCTAAAATGTCGATATTTTCATTACCTTTTAATGGTCTTTCTGATTTGTCCACATTGATATAGAGTGTTTTACCAGGAAGAAAATTCAAAGTGTGTGTTTTACCTGTTCCTGGTTTTGCATACATTAAATAGGTTGATTTATCTGTGTTAATTTCAGTAGCGTTTGAAATGTTAAATGTCATACTCGACCTCCTCATATTCAGTTGTTTCAATTACTGTTTTCTTTATTGCAGTATGTTTTGTCATGTCTATTACTGAATTATCTAAACCATCGAATGGCTTGGCATCTCGTCTATTAGTTGAGTATTTAACGTCCGGAAAATTGTCGCTAGGACGATTAGTGATATATAAGTCGTCATCTACATCATTACGTTTAATGAGATAAGTCACTGTCTCTTTCATCTATCAAACACTCTCCTTTGATTACTTTTTTGGCTAGTTCAAAATTGGTTAGCATTTCACCTTCTGAATGAATTGTGTTGTCTATTTGAAGAACGCTCACACCGTTTGTATGGTAATGTGAGAACCATATAACATCGTATTTATAGTCGACTTGAAAACGATTGTTTGGTATCAAATCCATCAAGTCACGTGCCATTCGTTTAAATTTATGTTGTTTCATTTGTACCTCCGTGATACATTAATAGTAGATATTTTTGAAAAATACGTTTACTTTTTTTGACTGTTTGCTAACTGCCATTAGCATTCAGTCTTTTTTATTTGAAAAAATTCATATTCAAAAAATACAAATACTGCAATACTGATTAACATTGCGATACCTAATGCAGTTGTGAAGTAGATACCTGCAAATGTAAGTGCTAGTGATAGTACAATCCATGATAGTAATGCGATTAAAAATGATTTGTTCATCGTGTTACCTCCAATTCCTTTAATACTTCTTGTGAAAAATCTACGTGAGGAAACTTCTCTTGTACCAACTGAATAGGTATCTTTCCTCTTATTGCGATGTAGCCCTCTGATTCTAGTTGTTCATTTAATTCTCTAATGATTTTTGACGCAGTCGATTTTGATATTGGTAAAATCTGGCATAACTCTTTTGCGTTAAGATGATTTTTTATCATTATTGGTACTTCCTTTCGTGTATAATGTTGTTATCCCTTTACGAAGGGTGGTGTTGCCTATGGCTAAGGATCATATGACCATCGAGACATCTTGTCCTAATTATGGTAAACGCATGAAAATTACGACCAAGAAGAAACACAATAAATGTCCAAGATGTAAACTCGATTTTGTTAGAAAGTAGTCTCGAATGGTATACCTTCATCAATTAATTCATCAATCGTGTTTTTAGATTTTTCTAATTCGCGAATAGCTTTGTTTATTTTTAATTTTTTAATTTCTAAATCTTTTCCGTTAATTTTTAATTGATGAATAAGTTTAGGTCTTTTTCTATCAATCACCTTTTTAGTAACTATTGCAGTAGTTGCTATTAAGAGTGCTTTTTTGATTAGATTTTTCGCTCTATATTTACTGACTTCATTAGTTGAATTACTTGTTAAGGCAGATATTTTATCTGCTTTAATACCTTCTTCATTAATTGCATTTTTGTCTTTATGACTAAATCCATTTTTACCAATTGTTATTTCTGGTTCACCCTTTGAATTCAAGAAATGAATTTCCCCGTTTTTTAATTCGATACCGGCTTTACTATTTTTCATCTTTTATTCCTCCTTAACTTGTTTGTTCGATTGTTTGGTATAATCACCTGTGGAGGTGATTGATATGACACCTGGTATATATTGGAAGCTTTTAGTCGCTTATATAAAAGGTTCAGTGAATATAGAGTTTGAAGATAAAAACCTTCGTGAAATGTTAGATAAGAATTATATTGATTCTGAACCTGGTGAAACTTTCTACGTTAACGGTTTTCCTTTACGTGGAACAACAACTAAAAGATTTATAGCCACCGATGGTAGAAAAGCTTTCTGGAAAACGACTTTTAAAGTCTTGATCCCTTCTATAACAGGAGTATTTGGAACACTTCTAGCACTATTAAAATTATTAGTAAGTAACTAAAGAAGTTTAGTTTTCTATTAATATCAACTATTTCCCAACCAGTAATCTTGATGTGGTCGTCGCTACATCGAGATTTTTCGTTTTGTTCCTGCATTTGTTGTCCTCCTTAAACGTCCAAAATTTAGGTTTGGATTTACTCTAAATCAAATTTGAGTTTAAATTTTTCTAATCTATCAAAGTCATCTTTTAAAACTGCAATGTCTTTTTGAATTGTCTCCAGCAATTCATCTAGTTCATTGCGGTTTGTTATATTTATTTTTAGTTTGAAAATATTTTTCTTTTTACGTTTGAACATTCCATTTCCTCCTTTAAGTTGTTTGTTCGACGATTTTACTTCCCACCACTTCCCAATCATCAGCTAATAAGTCTTCTGCCATTGGTTGCCACAATGGATAGAAGGCTTTTTGCCTTGGCTTCACAACTACGTATCCATAACTATTTGTAGGTAAAAGTTCTAAGTTGTCTCCTGGTTTTCTAAATGTTTCATATTCAGATGAGCGATAAATTGGTTTACCTCTTTCCATAGCTAACTTTGTTGCCTCTTGTATGTTCATAACTAACCTCCTTTAACTACACTAAAAGTGAAGTTGATTTTAAATTTTTTTGCTAACTCTTAACAAGTCAGCATTGACACCATAAATATAAGCTAAAGCATAAACCACCATGCTTTTGGGTATAACTTCTCCTTTTTCCCATGCAATGTATTGTGCTCTTGAAACGCCTAATTTGTCGGCAATTTGTTGTTGCGTATAGTCAAATTCGTTCCTCGCACCTTTCAAAGAGAAAGTTTCAATTGTGTCTGTCATTTTTACCACCTCCCTCAAAGGTATGTACCTAATTTACTACACTAAAAGTAAAGTGTCAACACATTAAGTAAACTTTTTTCTGAAATAACTTTACTTTTTGTAAACTTTTGTTTATAATTTAATCAACACTTAAATAAGAAGAGAGGCAACAAAATGGCTAAAGAAATTCTTTCTAAAAACTTAAAAAATCTTTTAGAACGCAAAGGAAAAACACAAACAGACATGGCAAAAGATTTAAATTTAAAAGAATCTACAGTTAGTAGCTGGATAAATGCAGTAAAATACCCAAGAAGAGATAAAATTGAGTTACTAGCTGATTATTTTGGCGTTATGCCCTCTGACATCACAGAAGATAAAAGTTTACAACAAGATACAATGGCTGCTCATTTCGATAAAGACGGTCTAACAGAAGAAGAAATGAAAGAAGTTCAAGATTTTATTAAATTCATTAAAAGTAAAAGAAATTAAAAAAGGGTGTATTGAATGGGGTTATTTGAAGAATTATGTATAAAAAACGACTGGATAGAAATAGAAGAAACTAATCGTTTACCTAAATTTCAACCCGGTTTTTATATAAATGGGAAAATTTATATCAATAGTAACCTACCCGAAACACGAAAAGCCGAAGTCTTATACGAAGAATTAGCTCATCATAAACTTACATATGGTAATATCTTAGACCAGTCTAAATGGATTAACCGTAAATTCGAAAACTACGCTAAACGTCATGGATACGAGGCTGCACTGCCCTTGCGTATTATCGTAGAGGCACATCATTACGGTGTAAGTAACTTATACGAACTGGCACAATATGTTCAATTAAATGAAGAACACGTATTAAAAATATTGGAACATTACAAACAAAAGCATGGTATTGGAACTCACTACGGCGATTATGCAATCACGTTTGAGCCATTGAAAGTGTATAAATACAATAAAATTAATTAAAGGAGTTTTAAAATGAAATTTAAATTATTAGGAACGGCAATATTATCATCAGCATTAGTATTAACTGCATGTGGTCAAAGTGAGGACCATTCTAAAAAAGACGATGACAAGAAATCTGAAAGCAAATCAGATAAGAAGTCTAATGATCCAAAGAAGAATAAAGATAAAAAATCAGAGGAAAATAAAGAGAAAGATAACAACAAAGAAAAAGACCAATCAAGTGAAGATAATCAACAAAATGAACAGTCTAATGCTCAAAATAATTCTCAGAACAATTCAAATCAGAATAACCAACAAGCTCAACAGTCTCAACAACAACCTGCTCAAAACCAACAAGCAAATGCACGACAAAACAGTGGTGATCTAAATCAAGAACAGATGGAAGCTAATGCCAAAGTTGCTAAACAAAACGGTTATACTGGTGAAGCTAATGGAGATATGGGTGGTGTTCCTACTTCAGATAAAGCATTTTCCAATGACCAGTTAGATCCCGAAACTGGATTACCTAAAGATGACGCAGTACCACAAGATACAGAATAATTCCACTTGGTACCTAGTGCCCCTTTTATTTTACTCTATCACCTTTGAGCCGTTGAGGGTTTACAAATTGCATAGAGTTGATTAACGCCGTGCTATTGGCAGATATAAATTAACAGGATAAACACATATGCTGAACTTTATGGAAACATAAAGAAACCACGGATAAAAAACCGTGGTGATAACAATATTGAGTATCGGAACAACTACCCTAGATAACTTCAGTCGCGCAACAGAATTCAACTTTGAGATAGGAGAGATGCCTTCAATGAACTTCAACTTAGATACAACTGGTTTATCTGTCCCTCGCTTTGAGACACCTAGATTTGAAACACCTGAAATTTCGCTACCTGGTAAACTCCTGCCCTACTATACAGTAATGTATAGTTTGCATCGGGTGAATTCAAAGGAAACCTAAGTCCGTTGATATGGTGACTTTGAGCCAAGCCTTTTAGGAAGGTGCAACGCATAGTTTCTGAAATAACGAAACCACGAGCGCCCGATATCCTGTTAACTTTATTATAACATGAAATTATAGGTATGTGTTTTGTTAATAGCTTGAAACTATTAATCTACTCTGTAGAAAAAATCATAAATTTATAAAGGAGAAATATAATGAAAATAATTAATTATCAAGTTAAACTGAGGAAAATTTTTTATACCGTGAGAACTAACAGAGGTAATGTTTTTAGGAAGTCACGTCCTAAAAAGGAAAGTATCATGAAAACACGCAGAAAATTACAAAAATACGCCCGTGAAATTGATAAAAAAAGAAGAAAATCATAACTTATATTATTAATTTCAACTAAGAAAATGTAACATAAGGATCTGTTATTTATGAAAGAAACACATGAAGTTTGATAATTGTAATTTTAGTGGCACTTATTCTTACTGGCTAATAATGATAATTGGAAGATATTAGAAAGAATATAATTCTATGATTAAACCCGTTCTAGTGGCGGGTTGATGTAAATAAAGGAGGTTGAGGGATGGAAAACTATCTTCGTGATAGATTAGAGGATCAAATAAATTGGTATGATAACAAAAGTATGTCTTGCCAAAAGCAATACAATTTAAATAAATATATACAAATTATCGCCGGTGCATTAATCCCAGCAATAACACCTTTTTCATTAGTGTTTAATTCTATAATTTTTACTATTGTTACATCAATACTAGGTTTACTCATTGTAATATCTCAGTCTATTAGTAGTATAAAGAAATTTCACGAAAACTATATTCAATATAGAACTACATGCGAAGTATTAAAGCATGAAAAGTACTTATATTTAAATAATGTTGAACCTTATGACAATGAGAAAGAACCTTCAAAACTATTAGTTTCACGCGTTGAATCAATTATCTCTAACGAGAATATTAATTGGCAAACAATGAGACAGGATATTAAGGAGGAAGAAAAATGTTAGGAAAATTATTTGTAAGTTATAGAGCAGATGACGAAGGAAATAGATATAAAAATTTACTCGTTGCATGGTCAGAAAATCCAAACAAAAATTTTTTCGAATTAAAATTTGAAGATTCCAGTATAGGTATAAGCATTAACTCTACCGATGCTATTTATATTAAGAGAAGAATTAAAGCAAAAATTAAAGAATCTAATAAAGTTATTTGTATTATAGGAGAAAATACTCATACTTCAGATTGGGTTAATTGGGAAGTAGATACTGCAAAAGAATTAAATAAACCCATTGTCGCTGTTAAAATAGATAAATTTTATCATACACCAACGCGTCTTTATAACAGGCAAGTTAAATGGGCGTATTCTTTTACTTATGAATCTATAAAAAAAGCACTTCTCGATATTTAATCGGGAAGTACTTCATAAGTTTTTTCAAAAATATCAGGTTTTACAGGATATTTTTCACCATTTACTCCAGTTATAATCCAATCGCCCTTTTCAGCTTTCATACAACCTTCTAATGTGTCGATAAATTGTGTTTCTTTAGCTTTTTCTGCATTAACAATAACCGGTTTTTTTCTAACTTTTACTTTAGGAGACATATTAACACCTACTTTTTTATGAATTATAACATGAAATACAATTGTTTTATATTCAAGGGTAGTCCACCTACCCTTATTATTTTTTTACCTTTTTTGAGGAGGATTGAAAGAAAATGCCAGTATATAAAGATGAAAATACAGGAAAATGGTATTTTTCTACCAGATATAAAGATGTTTACGGTAATAATAAACGCAAAATGAAACGTGGTTTTGAAAGAAAAAAAGACGCTAAATTTGCTGAAAGTGAATTCATTCAAAATATTAAGTTTGGTTATTCTGATAATCAACCATTCGAAACTATATTTTATGATCGATTAAAAAATGAAAATTTATCAACTCGCTCAATAGAAAAACGGACAACTGAATACAATACCCACATAAAGGCGAAGTTCGGTAATACACCTATTGGTAAAATAACCACAACACAATGTACAACTTTTAGAAATTATCTTATGAATGATTCAGGACTCTCAGTCGATTATGCACGCTCTGTGTGGGCAGGATTTAAAGCAGTGATAAATTATGCCAAAAAGTATTATAAGCTTTTATATGACCCCACACTGCCCGTTACACCAATTCCTCGTACAAAACCACAAGCGAAATTCATTACACGTGAAGAGTTTGATGAAAAAGTTGAAAAAATAACGAATGAGACTTCACGTAATTTAACAAAACTGTTATTCTATTCAGGTCTTAGAATTGGCGAAGCTTTAGCGTTGCAATGGAAAGATTATGACTTTGAAAAAGGTGAATTAAATATAAACAAGAAATTAAATTTAAGCAAAAAAACTATTGAAACAAATTTAAAAAAAGAAAGTTCTAAAGGAATTATTCCTATACCAAAACATATCAGAAAAATGTTAAATGATATGTATGATCAGGATTCCAAAAACTATAAATATTTCACTGAAAATTATTTTATATTCGGTGGATATGAGCCAATGATATATATTACTTTTTCAGGTCACTTTAAAAAAGCCTTTCCAAATCTTCGTATTCATCATTTAAGACATTCTTACGCATCGTACTTAATAAATAACGGTGTAGATATGTATGTGTTGATGGAATTAATGAGAAACTCTAATATTACCGAAACGATACAGACATACTCACATCTTTATACAGACAAGAAACAACAAGCAATGCGTATATTTGAATAA